ACACATACGTTGAAATCAAGGATACGCTGAAAAATAATAATCTGGTACTGATCAACTTTACTAAGGTTGATGGTACGGCTCGGGCACTTCGTGGAACTCTGGATGCTTCTATTATTCCTGGTGACCTTATGCCCAAGGGTGAGAAGAAACTGAATCTGAATCTGTCGGAAGACACAGTTCGCGTGTACGACGTCGATAATGAGGGCTGGCGCTCTTTCCGAGTGGATTCAGTTACCTCTATTGAGACCCTCTAATATGTCCGTCGATCACATACTCAAATCTGCTGCGGCAAAGAACCGTAAGAAAGGTCGAAAGTCGAACCATGGCATTGCTGCGGTCGACTCCCGCTACACAGGTGAGGAGCCAATCTGGGATGGTTGGGAGACCTGGCCAGTAGAACAATTCTGGAAGGAGTATTCTCGGTCCTTTAATTTCTACAACTATTACTCCACCGCAAAGGACAGCAAGCCAGCCGTGCTAGAATGGATGGTCAACAATGGTTACACGAAGGAAGATATTTCTGCAGTGAAAGCTGCTCCAGATTATTCTCCTGGTATGACGGCAGGTACTCTTTGTACCTGCATGAATAAAGGAATGCCAACATTTCATCCTGGAATCAATGACTACCTTAAGTCACTTCGGAGCGATGCATTACCTCAGATTGCCTGCGACATCTTTGTGAAAGAAGCAATTGCCACTTCAATCTTTGAAGGCAAAAAGCTGAAACATCGAGATGCAGTGGAAACTATTATTGCTGAAAAGCCAGCTGGTATTTCTCCGATGGATCGCCTCAAGGCCAAATGCACAAGGACCATGATTATGGATCTTGATGTGCTTATGGACGAATGGTGCGACTCTGCTAATGAAGTACGAGTCATTCCAGTCTATAAGACGATGCAGCAGTATGAACTTCCTGCTGCAGCATGCACTTTTGTGGAAGACTATCTTAAGAAGTTGCTGAATGAAATGACTGATGCCCACACGGGCGCCAGTGAGTATCTTGCTGAAGCGTATAGTTTTTATACGAAGAAGCAACTGCTCATGCGCATTGATGCTCTGGCCACAATGATTGATGATCTCACAATGTTTAAAACGAGCGTCAAGGCTGCCAAGGTGCCGCGTGAGAAGAAACCCACGGCTGCCACAAAGCAGATTGCAAAGCTCCAGTACCTTAAGCATAGCGAGGAATTCAAGATTACCTCAATCAATCCTATTCGGATTGTCGGCGCCTACCGGCTCCTCGCCTTTAACGTAAAGACTCGGATATTGTTTGACTATGTTGCCACTGTGACAGGTGGTTTTATCATCAAAGGTACTACAATCCAGAACTATGATGAGGTAGCCTCCCGCTGTATCCGTCTCCGTAAGCCCGATGAATTCATTCCTATTGCTGTAGGAAGCACAGAGAAACAACTTGAAAAGGCGTGGACTCAACTCACCACAAAGATTGCAAAACCAAATGGGCGTATCAATGGCGACATTGTGCTCCTCAGAATACTATAAACTATGGATACTCCAGTAACACAACCACCCGACGTTATGGCCATTGCTCGAATGGCATCCGTGATCGTCGGTAGTAAAGAATCGGTGCTATCAAAACTGAACGAATTGTATCCTCTTGAAGTCAAGAGTGACGCAAATCCAACGCCGAAGTTCTATTCCGATATGAGCTTTGAGGCTCAGTTAAATAAACTTTTAAACTTTAATAAGTATAAGAATAGTCATTTTGTCTATGGCATTATGTATTACCATCAGTCGGAATCAACTCCCGAGATGACTCAAATGGCAAAAGATATGAATATTCCAGAAGACGTTCGGACTTACAGAATTCAGCGCGTAGAACTTCACCGCTAATACTACCATGCTCGACAACATCCTGACAAAAGCCATCGTAACACAACTTGTGGAGAACCTTGTTCACACCGAGAAGATGACCTATATGGAGGCTGTCCTGCATATCTGTAACGAACGCCTCATTGATCCATTAGACATTGGCAAGTTGATTGGTCCCACAATTAAAGCAAAGATTGAGGCAGAAGCAATGTCTGCAAATCTACTTCCAAAGAACAATTCACTTTCGAGTTTTATTTAACAATGTCTTTTCTATTAGACACGCCTTACACTCCGTGCTTTATAAGAAATCAATTCTTCTTTGACGAGCAAGAAGGTCATGGTGAATTTACCCGTGGTTTTGTTTTTGGATTTAGAGCAGAGCCGCACGGCGTACCAGTGTTTCAGGTCATGCTTGAAAATGGAGCACAATGGGCCAGAGTGCCAGTGCACATGATCTGCAGTAAACCATGCGATCCATTACCACTGGATATATGCGTATGGTGGGATGGTTTTAGTAGATGCAGTACCGTCCATCAGTTTAACTTTCTAAAAAATATGCCCGTTGATTGTTATGGAAGAGATAAAATAACTCGTAGGGGCAATTACATATTTACAATTGACTGGGCGAAAGATGGATGGTCGGAAATACCGGATCAGCATAAAAATCACCATATTATCAGTTTAAATACTGGTCAATGGGTGGCCTATCCTAACAATAAAACAGTTTGGCCAGATAATAGCTGGATTAACCCAGAAGTAAATTTTAAGTGGAAAAGCCCAAGTAAAAGTTACAGTGTCGAAAGCAATCCAATAAAATGCAGCCCTGGGACGCCTACCTGATATATAATAGTATCAAACTACATTTTGAGAGCGATTCTTATGACGCGATCAAATACAGTTTTAAGACTTCTGCAACTCAGAAGTCGTTCTTTCAACGTAAGGACAAATACTTCTTTGCTAAATTGGCCAAGAAGTATCCTGACAAACAGATTTTGATTGACTTCCTGGTCGCAAACTTCGCATCCTTGGATACGAGTAAGTGCTGGGCGGGCAATCTAGTCGAACAGTCTGCAGAGGATAACTACAAGTTCTATCTGAAAAGGATAGAATCGATGAGTTATTTCTTTGCGGATCAAGTAGACAGACTGGTGGGGCAATGTAAGGGTAGTGGGCTTTCATTCGATGACTTATTTAAGTCTGAGAATGGTGCTCATCCACGAATTGCCACATTGGTGATGGACAAAACTATTGAGCTTGAAACCTTGGTAGTTCTAGACATTATGGTGGGCTTTATGAAACGCTCAAAGATTACAGAGACCATTCTATGGCCCGAGTTTTCCAAGAAAGTTCTGAAGTTTAAGCCATTCCTCAAACAGAAAGTAGACATAAAAAAGTTGCGAGAAATCGTGCTTTTAGGGTTTACAAATAGGGAATAAGTGATACTATCATATACGTTACTCATACAACCTCAATACTAAAAATACTATGTCATTCGCAGATCTCAAAAAGAATCGTGCAAACGAAATCACTAAGCTTACCGCCCAGGCCCAAAAAGTTGGAGGAAGCCAAGAGAAGAAATCCTATAACGATGATCGTTTCTGGTCACCAGTCGTAGACAAGGCGGGTAATGGTTATGCCGTTATTCGTTTCCTTCCCACCCCAAAAGGTGAAGAACTTCCATGGGTCCGTTATTGGGACCATGGCTTCAAAGGCCCAAGCGGTCGTTGGTACATCGAAAATTCTCTCACCTCGATCGGCCAGCCTGATCCTGTTGGCGAGCTGAATACTAAACTCTGGGCAACTGGACGTCAGGAAGATCAAGATCTCGTACGTTCACGTAAGCGCCGTCTCCACTATGTCACAAACATTCTGGTAATCTCCGATCCAGCCAATCCTGCAAATGATGGAAAGGTTTTCCTTTACAAATTCGGTAAGAAAATCTTTGACAAGATGCTGGATCTTATGCAGCCATCTTTCCAAGATGAAAAGCCAGTCAATCCATTTGACTTCTGGGCCGGTGCGGATTTTAAACTGAAGATTCGTAATGTCGAAGGTTACCGTAACTATGACAAATCCGAATTCGCTTCGATTTCACCCCTCTTTGGCGGTGATGAAGCAAAGCTTGAACAGATCTATAATCAATTGAATCAGCTGAAGGAATTCACTGATGCAAAGAATTACAAGTCCTATGATGAATTGAAGCGTAAGCTTCTTGAAGTCCTGGGTGAAGAAGGTCAAGTTCTTTCAACCGCTGAATCGGTTGAGCTTGATACCACTGCTTCTGCTCCTCGGTATGCCGCAACTCCTGCAGCAGCACCGCAGAGGGAATCATTTAAGCCTGTTGAGGCAGGCAGTGACGATGACGAAGGAAAAGAGGATGATACCCTCAGCTACTTTGCAAAACTTGCAAAGGAAGATTAATCCGAAATTCATTCACCATATAATGCAAAAGGAGGCTCTCGAAAGGGAGCCTCTTTTTTAGTATCCGCCTGGGAATACCCAAGATGGACGAAGAGAAAGCGCAGTCTTATCCGGCAGATTCGATTGCTGAATTGTAACGCTGCTATTGTTTGTTGTGTTATTTTTAGTATTAGTTACTGGAGCCACGACTGAAGATGCTGCTCGCCCTGCCGCATCCTGTACCATATCGGATGTATTAGTGCCAAGTGCAGCAATCTGAGCACCAACATTTTCGACCGTGGCTGGAGTAATTGCAGCTCCTGAAGGATTTGTCGTCCTGTTAAAGTTTTCTAATACTGCTTTATTAAAATCACCAAATGGATCGGATCCAAAAAGATTCACAAGAGGATTGCTTTCTTCTGCGCTTTCCCCAGCCGCGCCTTTCTGCTGATCTTTTGTTTTCTCAAGAACCTTTGCTGCTGCCTTTGCTGCCGTTGTGTCGCCCGCTGCAGCAGTAATACTTTTCGTATCTGTCTGAACGTCTCCTCCAGTTTTTGTGTTTGTGCCGCCGAACAATGAAGAAAAACTAAAATCTCTTACATCTTTTGCAAATGAAGCAAAACCAAGACCTTCCGCAGCACTGGCCAAAAGGTTTTTTGGTATATCTAGAAGGAGCGTTGCCGCAGTTTTTAAAAACCCCCTAAAAATTTCTGCAATACCTCCGATAATATCCCCTTCGTTGAATTTTGTCGAAATATCGTCAAATATGTCGACAAAATTTTGAAAGAATTTCTCAAACATATCCCTGCCCGCTTTAATGAACCGATGAAATAATTCCGCAATAATGTCAGTAAAGCTAAATGAATCAAGGAACTTTTCTACATCTTTAAATCCAAGTGCACCTGCGATCCAGGAGACAGCATCCTTTAATAGATCTAGGATTTCTCCTGTAAAGGCATTTATGAAACCGACAACTCCAACTTCAAGCGCGGCACCAATATCGCCAGTCTTTTGGAAGACTTCAAAGGCCTTGCTGATTGATTCGAATACTGATATTGCAATTCCAACATATCCAAAAAGCTTACCGAATACCTTTCCAACTCGGAAGAATAGACCAAATATTTCTGTTAATTTTGAAAACCAAGAACTCACCTTTCCACCCAGACTAGTAATTTTGCTAATGATTGATCCTTCCTTTGAGAAGAATGCAAATAGATCTTTTAATGGTTCAAAGAATTTTTTGATATTTTTGACCAAGGATGATTCTGAAATGGCAGTTTTTACAAATGTAAATGCCTCACTTATATTCGTGGATATCTTTTTAAAACCGTCAGTTAATGGCTTAAAAAACTCAGCAATTTTAGCCGAACTCAGACCAATTTTAGC